AGGTCTTCGTTCGTGCCTTATTCAACTCCAGGGCTTATTACCTTGTGGAGCGGGATGACACGGGTGGGACCACCACCACTTCCCAGGCGGCAGTGAACTCCACCCGCCCCAAGTTGCAGACCGCTGAAGCCCTTCTGATGCCCATCGTGTGTCCTCCGGGTCAGAACTGCTTCACCATCGACCCCGACCCAGAAGCGATGGACCCGAAGGACGCATGGGAACTGCTGCAAAAGCAGATCCCCCCTGACCAGATCAGGGACATGCTGTTCCAGAAGGCGGGGCAGAAGGCTGACCGGCTCACCGCGAAGATCCAGAAGAGTGATGACTTCACTCGGATGAACGACAAGCTTCTACTTCACAACTGGGACTTCATCACTTTCGGGACCGGCATCATGCTTGGCCCCCTCGCGGTCAAGAACCCGGAACTGTCGGAAGCACCCCAGGAAGACCAGGAGCAGGACAGCACGGTCTGGACCCCAACGGTCGGCCAGCCCTTCGATGGCAAGGCCATGAAGATGATGATCGACATGGGTCTGTTCGATGAATATCTCGCTGACATGCAGCGCATCTGCCCCCTGGACTGCTACCCCGACCCTGCCGCCTCCACGGTTGAGATGTGCCGGTTCATCATCTGGCGTATGAGCCTGGGCAAGGGCCAGGTCATGGCAATGGCCGAAGAGGACGGATTCCGCAAGGATGTCATCAAGCAGATCCTGGAAGACCACCCCAATGGCATCTGGCAGCCGACCTACTGGGAAACGGCAGTCAATTCTCTCAACAAGCAACCGGCGCAGACCTTGCCCAACGGTCGCTTCGTCTGCCACCAATGGTGGGGCTACCTGACTGGTCGGGAACTGGCGGAACAGCCTGGGCTTGAGGAAGCGATCCCCAAGTCCCGTTACGATGAGCGGGTGGTGGCGCAGATCTGGGTCATGGCGAACAAGGTGATCAAGGTCGCCATCTCCGAACTGCACAACGAGCGACTCCCCTTCTATTTCTCCCCCTACTCCGTGGCTACCAACTCCATCTGGGGTGTCGGTGTCGCGGAGATGATGTTCGACCAGCATGATGGGATCCAGGCTTGCGAGCGAGCCATCATGGATGCCATGGCTATGAGCATCGCCCCCCAGATGACCGTGGATGTGGATCAGCTTGCCGACCCGATGACGGTCCTGGAACTGAAACCCCGCAAGATCTGGGCAATCCGGGGCAAGGTTGGAGCCACCGGGAAACCCATCGACTTCTTCCTGCCCCAGTACGATTTCTCGGCCATGCTCCAGGTCCAGCAGAACGAAGAGCGTCTGGCTGACGAGCAGACCGGCCTCCCCCGCTTCCTGAATGGCAACAACGATGGTGCCCATAACCGGACACTCGGTGGTGCCAGTCTCCAGTGGGACAATGCCCTGACCACGCTGAAAACCGCTGTCTACAATATGGAGAACAACCTGATCGTCCCAATGACGAACAAGAAGATCCGGTTCTTCCAGAAGTTCTCCAAGGATCCACTGGTCAAGGGCAGTTACCGTGTCACCGCGCATGGGGTCAAGGGCCTCTTAGCCAGGGAAACGCTCATCCAGGCCATGGGTCTGCTGCTTCAGAATGTCGGGAACATCCCCGATGAAGTCGGTCGGCTCAAGATGTCCAACTTCTTCGCCTCCTACCTGCGCTACTCCGGTCTGGTCAACGAGGATTTGGTCTACTCCGATTCCGAATACCAGCAGATCCAGCAGCAGAAGGCGGAAGAGGCAGAGAAGTCGGCAGCCTACCAGGGCGGTATCCAGGCTTCCGTCAATGCCCAGCCGAAACTGAGGGCGGAACTCCCACCGAAGGATGCCCTGGTCGAAATGGTCAAGGAAGCCCCGGAGAATTCGCCCCTCCGCATTGCCTACATGAAGATGGTCAACCAGGTCTATGGCTTCCAGTCCCCTGAGATCAATAAGGCCATGGCCGAAGAGGACCAGATGGCGCACCTCACGGATCTCCATGAAGCGCACGGGATGGGCCATGACGTTGGCAACCGGCCTTTCGAGCCAGCCAATAATCCGCTCCAGAATCATCCCCACCTGATGCCTCCGGTCCCCGGTGGAGACAACGGCATCACCCTCCCCAAGGGGATGTCTATCGGCCCGACCAAGCCTCACGGGAAGGGAGGTAGACGATGACCACGCGCCGGTTCGCCAACGCCTCCGACCGGGAACTGGTTTCCAAGGTGATTTCCCTCGCTCATTCAGAGATGGGGGATGCCTTGAACGAGTTCTGCGAGAGGGCCGTGGACTCCGCGCATAGGGACCTGGAAAAGATCTACAATGACCCCCCTGCCGTGACTCTATTGCAGGGTCGCATCGCTCAACTCAGAGACCTCCTTAACCTACTCAACCCATCAGCACCTCTGGTTGGAAACTTCTAGAGCCTGAACAGGAGAACCCGTGCCTACCACTGAATACGATCCCGCAACCCTGAAGCGTGTCATCAATCACGATGCGTCCCGAAGGCAGAAACAGTTGGATGCCGTTATGGCGAAGCTGGCCGAAGAACAGCCAGGACTCGTTGAACAGCCTTCCCTGCACGAAGCCCCGACTCCCGCACCCATTGAAGACGAGAAGACTGCCCTCCCCGCGCCGGTCCTTGAACCCGCCAGCGAACTCCCCGAACTGCCTCCCCTGGAGCCACCTCCCGCTGAAGAACCCGCACCGGCAACGGACTGGGAAACGGAAGCGAAGCGGTGGCAGAAGCGGTACGGTGACATCCAGAAGATCGTCACCCCCCTCCAGCAGAAGAGCATCGTGGAAGCGAAGGAACGGGAAAGCACCAAATCTGAGATCCAGGCCCTGAAAGAGATGATCACCACCCTGGCTCAGACTGTCGCGCAAGCTTCTCTCCCCAAACAGGAACCGTCCTACGATCCCGACCTGGATCCCGACCTGGACAACATCGACCCCATTCTCGCGGAACGGTTCCGCAGGATGAACCGGTCCATGGCCCAGTCGAACCAGGCCGCTGAACGGAAACTGCGTGAAGAGATTGAGGCTTTGAAGCAGAAGGACCAGGAACGGCAGCGACTCAGCGAAACGTCACAGGCACAGGCGCAGGACACAGCCTGGGAAGCCACCTTCACCACCCTAGTCCCCGACTTCGCCCAGTTCCTGCCTGGGACCCCGCACGGTCAGAATCTGGCTGTATGGGCCTCGAAGATGGCCCCCGAATACACGGCTGCCATCGAGAGACCGAAATCTTATACCCCTTACTTCGTGGCGCAGATCGTCAACGCCTACAAGGCATCCCTGAGGCCTTCAGCCGCCACCCGCAAGCCTTCCCTGGGTGACATCGCCAATCCGTCCCTGACGGGTTCGGCTCCCGTGAAGGTCTCCGTGGTCGAACCGGAATCGTTCTGCTCGACCTACGAGATGCAGAACGCCTCCAAGATCATGGACGAGATGATGAGGAAGGCTACCAACACGAAGAATAAGGATGACCGTGCTGCGCTTCTCCAGGAAGCGGAAGACTTCTCTTCCAAGTATCAGCGAACCCTTCAGAAACGAAACAACCAAAGAGGATAGAGCATGGCGATCTATGACCTAACTACCCCTCTCAGTGCTGGTAACTCGGTCGGCTTCCTGCCGAATCGTGTCAATCAGCTTTGGGAAGGCCCCCCCACCCGTGTTCGCCGCCGCATTGTCACCATCGGGTCTCCCGACTGGACGAACAGTGTGACCGGCGTTTACACCACCCCCGCCCCCGGTGATGTTGCCAGGACCAACCCCATCGACCTCGGGGCCCTGGTCACCGCTGTCTGGCTGAACGTCCTGAACACCTCAAGTGTAGCTTCTTCGATCGCCTATCTGGGCGACTCCGCTGCCTACAATACCTTCACTACCGTCGGGATCCCCCTCACGGCTACCACCTCGAACATGATCACCACCGGCACCCCGAAGTGGTATTCGACCGCTGCGGATTACCTGCTGCTCACTCTGGGCAACACGGCTGCCACTGCCGGGACGGGTGCAGTCGTGGATACGGGCTTCGTTGCCATCAGCGTGATCCCCTACGCTTCCATTGAATAGGTGAACCATGGCGAGCAATATTGACCTGACCACCCCCCTGACCTCCGGTTCCAACACCGGTTATCTCCCCAACCGTGCCAACCAGCTTTGGGCTGGACCTCCGTCCTATCTGCGCCGCCGCACCTTCACGGTCGGTGGCCCTGAGTGGGGTGGGGTCACCCCCGCCGCCGCCGATACCATCAAGTGCTTCCCCTTCGGTATTGGTGATATCTCCGAACAGGTCTTCACCAACGTTGTGGTCGGCTTCGGTGCCGCTTGCAACTTCAGTGTCGGTGACTCCGGTGGTGCCACCCAGTATCTGAGTGCTGTTTCTGCCCAGACTGCTGGGAATACCCAGCTTGCTGCCGCTACCACCGCCAAGTGGTATTCCACCACTGCCGACTACCTCCTGATCACCATCGGAGCCACCGCCGCCACTGGAGTCCAGTTGGAAGTCGGCTGTGTGGTTGACTCCGTCATCCCCTACACCAACGAATAACTTTCTAGGAGCATTACCATGGCTGGCAATATCACCGGCAGTTCCTTCAACAACCTTACCTCCTTCAAGCCCCAGCTTTACCCCCTCCAGTTCATCCAGAAGTTCTATGCGGGGTCGATCACCAACTACATCTGCAATACCAACTGGGAAGGTGACATCCTCGGACCTGGCACCACGGTCAACCTCCGTCAGATCCCTGACGTTGCGGTTGCCGCAGCGACCAATGACGGTGATGTGAACTGGCAGTCCATCCAGGCTTCCTCCATCCAGCTTGTCATCAACTATGCGTTCAACGGCGCGTACTGGGTGACCGATGTGGATCGGGTCGCCATTGATGTGGACATGGAAGGTGCCCTGATCAATGAGATGATCAACAAGCTTCGGCTTGCCATCGAATCCACGATCCTGGGTTCCATCTACGCTTCGGCGGCGAACATCATCCCCATCGCTTCGATGAACTCCACCACCACTTGCTGGAATGGCGGCATCTCCGCTACCCAGCCGAACTCCAACGCTGTCGCCTACGTCAACATGGCAGCGCAGTACCTGGATGTCGGTGCCGGTAACGGCATTGACGTTGCGCCCTGGGAGGACCGATTCCTGGTCATCCACCCCAACATGCGCTTCGGTCTCGTCCAGTCCCCCGGCTACTACGCTCTGAACGCCGGGACCCCCAAGGGTGCGCTCTACGAGGGCTGGCTGGGCTACGCTTCCGGCTTCAACATCCTCCAGTCCCCCCTGGTCCCCGGTGCTGGCACCAACGCTTCGCCCTACCAGGCGATTGCTGGTCACCCCGAAGCTACCACCATGGCGACCAAGTTCACCAACGTCCAGGCTGACATCATCCTGCCCAACAAGTTCGGCATCGGCACCCGCTGCCAGAACTTCTTCGGCTTCGTGGTGACCAAGCCCTGGCTCCTGGTCAACCTCCAGACCGGCCTCGCCGGTTCGTAAGCGGCAACAATGGCGGGGGGTTTCGGCCCCCCGCTTACTTTCTTCTTCAACCTCAACCCACTCCCATGGAGACCTCCAATGCCTGTCGAACTCATCGAACTGATCCCCCCCGAAGTGAAA